AAGATAGAAGCATTTAAAACTATAGTATTAAATAATCCTGATAAAAGGATACTTGCATTTACCGGAGCTAATGACTTTACGGATATGTTAACAGATTCAGTAATACCACTAGCGCAAGCTTATCATTCGAAGAGAACTAAGAAGCAAAGAGAGTTAGCTTTAAAAAATTTTAAAAGCGGTATGATAAATGTACTCTGCTCAACGAAAGCGTTAAACCAGGGATTAGATGTACCTGATGCTAACATGGGTATTGTATGTGGATTGACAAGTAAGTCTCTACCTATGATACAAAGAGTTGGTAGGTTAATTAGATTCCAAGAGGATAAGACAGGTGAAGTCATAATATTATATATTAAAGATAGTCAAGAAGAGAAATGGCTAAAGAATGCAATTAAAGATTTAAATAACGTAAAATTTGAAGAATGAAAATAGAAATAGATTTGGAACTCTTAGAAGAGATAAACTTAAACCCTAATGAATATATAGCTTTACATTGTAAACATAAGGAAATTGAAATAACTGAAGCTTTAGACGAGTCTGTTAATTATGGCGCATTAATGGAAGAAGGATGGCTAGGTGAAGATTTTAAGCTAACTGATAAGTGGATGGATCTATTTGCAGCAGATTTTGATGATTTATTTAAAGAGTTACTTTCAGTGTATCCTGCAATAGTAGAGTCTCCGGGTAGAGGTAGGCGTGTGTTACATGCTAAAGACCCGGATGCTTATACTAACATGAAGGCTAAAAATAGGTACCGCAAGGTTACTGGTGAAAAGGTGGTAAAACATAGAGAGATTATGAGGCTCTTACATATTCAACTAGTAGCAGATAAAGACAGTCTTGGGTATATGCAAAACTTAGAGACATGGCTAAATAATTATACTTGGGAAAAGTATGTAGATATTAACTTAGAAGATAATAATGATGGAAGAATTACAAGATCCCTTTAAAGGGTTTCAACAAATAGGAAAAGCAGTAAAGCAATCTTTAGCAGTTGTAAGGGATTCTATGCTTGGTAACAGGGATGTTATACCTACTAAATGGCCTAGATTAAATCGTAATTTATTAGGCGGGTTACAGAAAGGTAAATTATATGTAATTGCAGGTCGACCAGGTGTAGGTAAGTCAGCATTTAGTAATCAAATGATATTTGATGTGCTGGATGAGAATCCTACAAAACCAATGGTTGTATTGTATTGGACATTTGAGATGCCAGGCTATCAACAAATAATGCGTAGTGCATCTAAAGATCTTAAGAAAGGATTAGGGGAATTGTTTTCATTAGACTCTCCATTATCTCAGAGTGATTTTGATAAGTACGCCGCTAATGCTAGCAGATATAATAAGTATGAGATATATTTTAATAATCATCCTAGAAGTATGGAGTTTATAATAGGTTCTAACGAACGTATATTTATAGCGTATCCTGATAAAACTATTATTAATATATTTGATCATTCTAGACTTATATCAGGTAAAGCAGAGACAGAGTTACAAAGATTAAATATAGTATCTAAGGGATGTATGTTTATGCAATCTAAGATGGGAACAATAAATATTTTATTATCTCAATTAAATAGAAATATAGAACAAGAGCATCGTGCAAAGAATCAATACCAGCCATTACTAACAGATTTATTTGGTGGTGATAGTATTGGTCAAGATGCTCATGTGGTTATGATACTTAACAGACCTCATGATTTATATGGAATCACAGGAACTTATTGTGACGAAGATCCTGTTGGATTATTAGCGTGCCATGTAGAAAAAAACAGAGATGGAATGCTAGGTATGATACCATATCAAGCAGAGCTATCAACATTTACAATTAACGAGAGAAAGAAATGAAGGAAATAGACAGACTATTAAAACAATGGATTCCAGTGAATACTATTGTAAGAGAAACAATCAGAAAAGCCATAATTGAATATGGTAATTATAAGATGGGACAAAACGAGAAATTAATTAAAAACATAAAAGAATATGGCGAAAAAGAGGAAGCTAAACAGCACAAACCCGAAGTACTGGGACAAGAGTCAGCTAAATGAACAACCAATAAAAAAAAGAATACATGCATGCACTACTCCTGAAGGGACTAAAGTATACGCTGTATGGTATAAAGATTAAATTATATGAAAGAAAGAGCAATTGAAATATGTAAAAATCTAACCATGACTATTAAGAAAATGAAGGATAAAAAAGTACTTAAGGGAAGTGATAAGGAGATGTTTAAAGTTCCGTCGGCATCAACTGCAGATTTAACAAGAAAAAGACAGGAAATAATTAGAAGGTTTAAACTTATACCAAAGGAATATGGAGTTACCAAAAACGAAGGTTAAGGCGAGCCGTAAATCGCCTAAACATATGATAATATATGGTCCACCAAAAATTGGTAAGACTAGTATGTTAGCTAAATTAGATAATTGTTTAATTATAGACTTAGAAGATGGTTCAGATATGGTTGATGCTTTAAAAGTTAAAGTGACTAACCTGGAAGAGTTAACTGAAGTAGGTAAGGAAATAATGAAAAACAAAAGACCATATAAATATGTAGCTATTGATACTATCTCTAAATTAGAAGAGTGGTGTGAAGCAGAAGCTAAAGATCTTTATATGAAAACTCCAATGGGTAAGAACTTTGATACAAAGTATCCTGGGATGTCAATACTATCATTGCCCAATGGCGGTGGCTACTTATATTTAAGAATAGCCTTTAAAAAATGGATAGAAAAATTGAACAAACTAGCAGATCATGTTATCTTAGTTGGACACTTAAAGGACAAAGTAGTTGATAAGAAAGGTACGGAAGTGGTTGTTAAAGACCTTGACCTTACTGGTAAACTTAAACAAATAACATGTGCAGGATCTGATGCAATTGGTTATATTAGCCGTGAAGATGGTGAAACTATAATCTCATTTGATTCTTTACAAGATGTAACAGGCGGTACTAGATGCCCACATTTAATAGGGAAGACTATGCCCTTAGACTGGTCAAAAATATTTATAGATTAAAAATTAATTAATGATTGAAACACAAGAACCAACTGACGGCACGGTTGTAAAACAAGAAACGCCGGCTACAATTACCACTACACAAATCATAGAAGATTTAGAAAATGGTATAACTAGAGATGGAATTAAAGAAAAGTATAGTTTAGAAACGTGGGAAGTAACTCAAATGTTTCAACATCCCTCACTTAAAGGTAAGAAGACTAGAAAAGTTAGAAAACTATCTTTTGAGTTTGTAGATGACACTGCTCCAGATCCTAATCAAACTGTTATCGATATACAGGAGGTAGAGTTTGAAGCTGAAGAAGAAAGTTTTGAAGAAGAAGATAATGTAAATGAATTTAACAACAATTAAAAATTAGAAAATGATAGAAATTAATGACAGTTCAAAAGAAGTTTTGGGAAGTATCAAATTATGGGCAGGAATAACTAATATGGAAGTTAAAGCTGTAAATCCTAATTTAGCAGAATTAAATGCTATGGGTATTAATATGAAAACAGAACCAAACTATAGTCTAGAAATGAATGGTAGAGATATCTTTAAAGTTATCTTTTGGGTAGGTAATCCAGATCTTACTACTAAAGTAGAGTTCTTATTAGAGAATACTCCTAAAATAACTAAAAATGGTGACAAGACTCAATTTGTAAATGATTATGGTCAGTTTGCATATGCTACAGATCCAGGGGCATTGGCTAACTATGATTGGTATAAGCAAGAAGGTGTTAGACCAGCATTTCCTAATGAAGAGAAATTAATTGGTTTTATTAAAGCTTGGGCTAATGTTGCAAATGGAGGTAAAGTTAGTTTAGATACTATGGATAAAATTGCTGCAGGTACAGATCTTTCAGAGCTTAAACAACTAGTTACTCAATTAGCAGCTAATCGTGTTAGGGTCTTAGTAGGTGTTAAAGATGGTAAATATCAGAATGTGTATACTCATTACTTTGGTAGAACTCAAAAGTCAGGAGATTCATATTTTATTAAACATCTTAATGGAGAATATTCAAGTTTTAATGCTGAATTCCCAGGAGATTTACAATGGGGACAATTTACGCCTCAACTTTCTATAACAACTGCGGATACTGATACAGCACCTGCTGAAACAGATGACTGGGTGTAATGATTGAAAGTAGAGATAGTGAAGCTTATCTGCATACCGATGTAATACTAAAAAGAATATCACCTTATGATATATTTAGATATTATTGTCCAACGTTTAAAGAGGTAGGTCAGAGATTTTGTAGTGAATTCAGAGAAGACACTTCAAACGATAGTGTAATTATAGCTTGGAATGGAGGATTATTATACAAAGACTTTGGGCAACCAGAGCATGCGTTTAATTGTTTTACATATGTAAGCTATAAACATGGATGTAATTTTCACGAATCTTTACAAATAATTGATGTAGATTTTAAGTTAGGATTAGGTTCTAGGGATCACGGAATAAACCCCGTGAGACCTAAACCTATCTTATATAATAAAGTCATTGAGCAACATAAGAAAGTAACAATTATTAAGAAAAAGAAACGTGCATGGAATATGTATGACCAGATGTTTTGGACCCCATTTAATATAACTAAGGAGATATTAAATGCTTTTCTTGTTGAACCAATATCACACTATTGGATAAATGAAAACAGATTTGTGTGTAAATCTATTACTTATGCTTATAGAATAGGATTAAAATATAAAATATATGCGCCTAAAGAAAAAGAGAGAAAATGGTTTTCAAATACCAATGTAACTCAGATCCAGGGCCTACATATGTTAAAAGGATTAAATGGTACTTTAGTAATTACATCATCATTAAAAGATGTAATGACTCTCTATAGTATTGGAATTCCAGCAATTGCGTTTCAGAGTGAAACTACAATGCCGGATGAAAATATAATAGAAAGTCTTAAAAGTCATTTTAATTGTATAATTTTGTTTTATGATATGGACCTTGCGGGACAGAAAATGGCAGAAAGAATCTGTGGTACTTTTGGATTCTTAAATGCTGAGTTAGATCCCAATTGGACTAGTAAAGATATTTCAGACTTTATAGCAAATGAACGTGTACAACGAGGTAAAGAATGGAGAATCGAACAAATAAAGCAAATAATAATTAATGTACAAAAAAGTGAGAAAAAGATTCAAGAAAAAACCGGCCAACAAAAAAGTTAGAAATGCAATTGCTAGTGTATATAAGGGTATAAAGTTCAGATCAAAGTTAGAACTGTTCACTTATCAACAACTAGAGCAAGCAGGAATTAAATCATTATATGAAAAGAAGAAATTCGTATTAATGGAAGGATTCCGTTTTCCTAATAGAACTGTTGAGCCACACAAAACTAAAGGATATATAGACACGACTGTAAAAATTAGGGATATAACATATACACCTGATTTTGTAGATCCAGATGATAAATGGATAATAGAAGTCAAAGGCTTTGCCAATGACGTCTTCCCACTTAAGTGGAAATTATTTAAAAATCATCTTATGGAGAACAGTCTTGACTATGTACTTTTCTTACCAAAGAATAGAAAACAAGTTCTTGAAACAATAGAACTAATCAAACAAATAGATTAGGAATTCCCTCTTGGAACGGGTCTGCGTTAACATATGCACTGACGCTATGGGTAGAGGTTTGAATCCTCTACGTTCCTTTTCTTTTTATTAATCAATTAAATTTAAAATTATGGCAGAAAATGTAAAAGAATTCTTGCACGAAATGCATGAGGATGACTCAGTATTTGACCCAGGAGGTAAACAAGAATACACAGAAGAACAACTAATAAGATTTGCAGAGTTATGGGCAGAGAAACAGTTCCAGAACCATGCAATCAGAATAGAGGAAGGACTAGATCATAAAGGATAATGGCAGGTCTAGTAAGCCCATGTTGCGGGGCAGATTACGACAACAATGAAGACGGGCCCAGCTATTGCTGCGACGCCCCAATACTTAATGGTATATGTTCAGACAAAGATTGTTTAGACCATGCAGAGCCTGCAGAGGGATATATCTGTGAACTATGTGATGATTTCTTTGAAGAACCTGAAAAGGATTATGAGTATAATGAAAAAATGAAAGAGTCTATTGCGGAGGACCGCATGGATGAAGAGAGGTTAAATTAAAATTAAATTATGAGTATAAAAACAATTGACAAGCCAATGCAGGGTAATACCGGTATTGCAAAGCGCATCAACAAAGGCGCAGAGAAGATGGTGTTTGACATTCTTCAGTCTACTCAGTATTCTATGCCAATTCAATCTACAGTTAGAGAGCTAGTTACAAATGCATGTGACTCTCAACGTGAGAAAGAAATGGCAATAGATATATTGATGGGAAAAAAGAAAGTTGAAGATTATTATATTGAAAGGCACGGTCCTCAATATGAAGATAGTAATTTTAACAAAAGCTATTACAATAGAGATCATTTTGATACAAATTGTGAAATAGATTTAGTATATACTAAGAATGAAGGTGTGGGTTACTGTGATACATTTGCAGTCACTGATTATGGTGTAGGTATTGGAGCAAGACGTTTAGAAGGTATATTGGAACTGGGTTATTCTACGAAAAGAAATACCAGTGAAAATTTTGGTGCCTTTGGTCTTGGAGCTAAGGCTGCGCTATCAACCGGCGTAGACTTCTATACTATAGAGACTGTATATAATGGTATGAGATTTAAATGTAATTGCTTTAACTATAAAACTGATTTTATTATACCTGCATTTAATGTAGAGACAGGTAAAACTAATCCTTTTGTTACATTTAGTGATGGAACTAAAGTATATTATGTCCCTACTGAGTCTACAAATCAAACTACAGTATCGTTTGGAGTTAAGAAACATAATCGTAATAAGTTTGAAGAAGCTGTAGAAGAACAGTTATTATATTTTGATAATGTTAACTTTATAGTTAAAGATAACGAAGATGATGGTTATGAAAGACAGGTTAAGTTTAAAGCTGAAGTATTACATAATTCTAAAAACCTTATAGTTTCTGATTCATATTATTTCAATAAGCCGCATATTGTACTTGTTAAAGATGAAAATGCTTCAACAGGTATTAACTATGGGTATATTGACTTTAAAGAATTAGAAATGGAAAGTATGTATGGCTCTGTAGCATTCAAATGTCCCACACGCCAAGTTGTTATTGAAGAGGATGGCACAGAAACGATATTACAAGAGGGTGTAGATGTTACTCCTTCTCGTGAGAAAGTTATATGGAATGAAGCTACTAAGAAATATATTAAAGGTGTGATTATGGCTGCTGCACAAGAAGCTAGTGATATGATTCAAAAAGAGCTGCAAGAAACTGACTTTCTTAAATGGGTAGACGCTTGTAGATCTGTTATTACAGGTAACAGTAGTGAGAATAGAATTCTTAATAAATTATCTCGGATAGTTAATAAAGATGATATTAAACCTAAGTATTCTCCTGATCCTAGAATTAAGTATGGCCCAGCTAATAAACTATTTGAAGGTCTTCAGATTATGAAGCCTTATCAAGACCGAGGTGAGATGAAAAGAGACATAGTTAAAGATTGGCAAGGTTTTGATGCTAAACATTTTTATGCTAAAGAAGGCTCGTTCTCTAAACATAAGGATATGTATCTTATGGATGATCCTGAGTCTAGTTATAATAAACATCATGTTACTACTTATAGCCTTCAAGATTTAGATGAGAAGTTTGATTCTAAAATTAAAGGAATACAGAAAGGTGATGCTCAACAAAAGGTGATTAAAGAAAAGGCCAGGGTTACAGCTAAACGTAACGCTATACTTAAGCTTATTGAAGCATCGGAGTGGTATAAAAGCTATGATGATACTGAAATTCCTGAAGAGTGGTTAACAAACTGTAAGGAAGAAGAAGCTATGGAAGCAGAGAAGTCTCAATTTTCTAATCTAACTAATGAAGAACGTAGAGAGATAGAAAAGAGAATGGTAGCTTATACTGTTAGATGGGATAAACGTAAAGATGATAATTTTATTATGGACAAGATTGAGCCTAAAGCTA